TTCCGTGATCCATCAATGATACGTCCTGCCTTCCGATAACACTAATGGCAAATGAATTTCTGGATGAGATTCTTAACGGTACGCCGGAGTTAATAGAAGGAGCGGTTGAAGCTTTAAATGCACAAGATCTAAACACTGCTGAACAAACAAAAGCATTAGAAGGTGCAGATGAGGTTGAAGCCGCTAACGCTGTACAAACTCCTGAATCTCCACAACCTAGCAGTTCTACGGAACCTGCTGAACCTGCTGAACCTGCGGGGGACTCTGGACTACTGTCCGATCAGTTCCTTAATGAAGCAAACAAAAGTATTAAACATAGTCAAGAGGAAAAGCTTGCCATACCTTTTGGTGTAGCAGACTTTGCTGTTGACGCTGTAAACACAATCGGTAACGTTATTCTTCGTGATCCCGGTGTCAGTATTGATGACTCTGGTAATTTTCACTACAAGAAAGGTGCCGTCAATATCCCTAAACTGCCTAAGTTTGAAAGCGAAGTAGCACAAGTTACTCGTGATATTTCTGCGGTAGTTGCTCCTAACATCTTCATTGCTGGTAAAGCTTTGCAAGGTGCTAGAGCACTTAACGCTGCAAACCTTAGCCGTCAAGGTCTTGGTTGGCAGTTAGGCAGTGACAAGGCTTTCCAATGGTTTGCTTCTACTGGTCTTAGTGCTGGCGTCGGTGCTGGTGTTGACTATGTCTCCGAAGCTAGCGAAGAGGACAACCTTGCTGCTACTTTAAAGAAAACCTGGCCTAGGACCTATGGTTGGATCTCTGATGATTTTGCTACTCTTGATTCTGATAGCCCTGACGTCAAACGAAACAAAAGTATCAACGAAGGAATCTACGCCGGATTGTTCAGTGATTTCCTCCAAGGTGCTGCCAAGCTGTTTAAAATCAGACGAGGCATTAAGGCGGTAACTAAGTGGATTCCTGAAAACGAAAAAGCTAAGAACGCTAAAGTATGGAAAGAGGATCCAGAAGATTTCTTGTCTGATGATCCTGTAGAAAACGTTGTTCTTAATTCTGCTAAACGTCGTACTGAAGCACTAGACGAAACAGGTGCTTATAATTTTTCCGTGTCTAACGGTGAGCTTAATGAGCCCGTATTCGGCCTTCACGAAGCCTATGATGCCGTTGAAAGCGGCTCTAGGAGTGTAGACCCCAAAGGGGTGCTTGGAGCTTCTGTAGACGCCGTACGGATTGAAAAGAACCTTGACACTGTTTACGGACGTCTTGGCAGTGTGATGAGCGAGGGGGCTATTAAGTTCTCTAACAAGGCAGGTGATGCTGGTCAAGCTGTTATCCGAGGTCTAAAAGAGACTTTGATTGAAGCTGGTGAGTACGGCTATCGTCTTGATTCTGGGCGCTACATCTCTCACAAAGAAGTGATGGCATCTGGTGATAGAATTGCTGCTGAGTTGTTAGAGATGGATGTCCCTGCAATGAAGAAGATGTTGCAGAACCTGTCAGGCAAAGACGTTGACACTGGTCTTACTGAGCTTCGTTCTGAAGCCTATGCAGGCGTGATGAAGGCTATTGGTGAGTACACCAAAGAGTTTGCCAACATGGATCACTTCCGTGCTGCAGGCTACGTAGCTACTTCTACCGCTGGTCAAATCTCTGACATGGCTCAAGCATCTCGACTTGCTGACAGCGTGTCTGCTATTAGTCGTGCACAAGAACAGGTGCTTGATCGTATTGAGTTCCTGATGCAAATCAAAGGACAAACGTCTTATGTACGTGGTCGTGCTTTGAACATGCTTAACCTGTGGGACCGTTTTACTGGCAAAGGCAATGCTAAGCAGATGAAGAAGTCTGTTGAGCAAATGCGTAAAGACACCATTGACAAGCTTAAAGAGATTTCTGAAGAAACGTCTAATACTATTGATACCCTGCGTGCTGTAAAAGAGCAGCGTCCTGAAATGCTGGGACCGCTTATGCTTGCTTACGATATTACTGATGGTAGCGTCAGCTCTATGAGCAAGCTTAATCAGTATGTACGTAACAGCACTGGCACTGTTAGTAAGATGTTCTTTGACAACAGCCCTGATCTAGAGTCTGTATGGCTCCAAGGTGTGTGGTCTAACATCTATAACTCTGTGCTTTCTTCTATTGGTACACCATTGAAAGCTACGCTTAGTAACGTTGCTTTGATGATTGAACGTCCTATCGCTACTTATGCTGGGGCTATGTTGTCAGGTGATGGTGCTACGCTGCGTAAAGCACATTATATGTACACTGTTGGTATTGGTGAGACACTTGGTCGATCCTTTAACCATATGAGTCAAGTCTTCAAACGTGCCTCTGCTGATCCTAGTTCTGTAGGATACATCATGCGTGATGACATTGTACGTAAGAATGAAGACAAAATTGCTTTGCTAAATGCCTTTGCAGATGCTGCAGAAGAGCGTGGTGAACTGGCTCCTAAGGCGATGATGACGCAAGTTGAAGCCATGAACGATCTGGCAGAGCACCCGCTTCTCCGGTTTAGTGCTAACGCTATGACGGCGTTTGACGGCTTTACTCGTTCTTTTATTGCCAACATTGAAGCAAGAGGTCGTTCTTACGACGCTCTGATGAATGCTGGTGACACAGTTACTCCTAAGCGTGTGCGTGCTATGGCACGTAAAACCTACAGCCAGATGTTTGACGAAACTGGCATGATTACAGATGAAGCTGTTGATTATGCTAGCCGTGAGATTGCAATGAACCTGGATGCTCCTGGTCTCCGTAGCCTTAGTGCATTGATTGGTAGGTATCCTATTCTCAAGCCTTTCATGATGTTCCCCAAAACATCTATGAGCATGATTGCGTTTACTCGTAGCCATACTCCTTTAGGTTTGTTTGTACGGGATGTTGATACTTTTAGCACACCGTTTGAACGTCAAAGCAGAGAAGCTGTTAAAGAACTTCTCGAAGCTCGTGGTGTAGCCTACAGTGCTGAAACTGCAGAAGCTGCTTATAACACCATCCGTGCTGAGCTAAAGGGACGTCGTGCTATTGGTACGTTGTCTGTGCTTGGTGCAGGTGCTCTGTTTACCAGCGACCGTTTGCGTGGCAATGGTGTGCACGACAAAGAGAAAATGAAGGTACGACGTGAAGCTGGATGGCAGCCACGTACCTACAAAGGTCTTGACGGTAAATGGTATAGCTACGACAACCTTGGTGCAATCAGCGATTGGCTGGCACTTACAGCCGACGTTATGGATAACTTTGACACTCTTGACGAGCCGTCATTGGAGCTGATGCTTAACAAATCTGCTCATATTCTTGGTGCTAACTTGACTAACAAATCGTTTATGGCTGGTCTTGAACCAATGAACGATGTGTTGGCTGGCAACCCTGCTGCATTGTCACGATGGGGAGCTAGCTTCCTTAGTGGTCTTGTGCCTGGTAGCGGTTTCCGTAATGAGTTTGCACGTCTTATGACGCCTCAGCTCAAAGAAATGGAGCAAGATTTCTTGCAACTGTTGGCTAACCGTAACCCTATCCTTAAGGATCAACTGCCTGATGTCTACGATTGGATTGATGGTGGTAAGGTTGGTGAACCTGACAATTTCTTCCAAAGAGTTTGGAACACTTACTCACCGTTTATGAAGCAAAGCGCTAGCATTAGCGACGAAAAACAATTCTTAATTGACATTGAATTTGACGCACGTCCTACGCTGAGCACTAACGGTAAGGGTGTAAAACTTACCCCTGAAATGCGTTCACAGATTACTAACAAAATGGGTGAGCTTGGTGGCTTCCGACGGGCTATCCGTGAGGTCATGAATACACCTGAAGGTAGAGCATTCCGTGAACAATGGAAAGCAGCAGCTCGTACAGGTATTTATCCCGTACTTGCTGATTATAAAAACGTCCATCGTATGCTTCGTCAAAGACTGCGTGCCGAACAAAAGTATGCTATGTCTTTGGTAGAACTTGCTCCTGAGATTGCTGAACTTGAGTTTACACAAAATCAGATCGAAGAAGCAACTCGTTTGGGACAAATCGAACGTATTAGACAACTACAGAACAACTAATGGCTGAATCTCAATACACAGCTCCAGCCACTTACACGATTACTTTTCCTTCGTTGTCTCAAGCAGAGGTCAAGGTAAGTGTTAACGGAGCAGAACTTTCTACCAGTAACTACTCTATTTCTGGTTATCAAAAAACCGGGTCAGGTACTGTTACTATTACCTCCACCGTTAATACTGGCGACATTGTTCGTATCTATCGCGATACTGATGTTGCTAGCCCTGAAGCTACGTTTGCTGCAGGCGCTTCTATCAAAGCTGCTGACCTCAACAACAACAACCAACAGCTTCGTTATAAACTAGAAGAAAAGATTGACTCTAGTAACATTGCTAGCCGTGCAGTTGTTACTGATGCGATTCGCGATCTCAACGTAACAACAGAAAAACTTGCTGACGGTAGTGTTACTACTGTAAAAATCGCTGCTGACGCTGTTACCAACGCAAAGTTGGCTGACAACTCAGTTGCTATTGAACAGATGCAAGACAACTCGGTAGATACACCTGAGCTTGTCGATGCTGCTGTTACTACACCTAAGATTGCAGATAGCAATGTCACCACTGCAAAGATTGCAGATGCAAACGTTACTACAGCTAAGATTGCTGACGCTAATGTTACCACTGCAAAGATCGCTGACGCTAATGTAACTACAGCTAAAATTGCTGACAGCAATGTAACTACAGCTAAGATTGCAGACGGCAACGTAACTCATCCTAAGATCCAAGATAACGCTGTTATCACGGTCAAGATTGCTGACGGTAATGTAACTAACCCTAAGCTTGCAACTGATTCTGTTTCTACAATCAAGGTACAGGACAATGCAATCACAGAGCCAAAGCTTGCTAGTAACTCCGTCACTAACCGTCAGATTGCTGATGGTTCTATCGACGGTGCAAAACTGACTAACAACACTGTTGACGTTGACAAGATCAAAGGTCTTGACATTGTCACTACTGCTGAGCAAAACGCTGGTACTCCTGCGTGGACTGGTGTTGATGACGTACTTGCATCTATTGGTGCTATCGAGCGTCGTCACGATGTTCTTTATCAAAACTCAACTCCTAGTGGTACTGACTGGGCTATTGGTAAGTTGTGGTACGCCCACGGTAGTGATCAAACTTTGTCTGTTTGGAGTGGTAGCAACTGGATTGGTATCTCCTCTGGCGGCACCTTTGTCACCCAACCGACTGTGATCTGGGTTGACCAGGCTAACGGCGATGACAACAACGATGGTCACCGGATCATCGACTCAATGAAGACTATCAAAGCTGCTGTTACTTCAGCAGATGCTGGTGACATTGTGTTGGTTGCTCCTGGTGTTTATCGTGAAGCTGCACCTATTGATATTACGGTAAACAACCTGTCGATCATTGGTCAGTCTCTTCGTAGCTGTTTTGTACACCCAACTCCTGCAACTGAAGAAAGCGTTCTGTTCCGTGTTAACAGCGGTACACAGATTGCCAACTTCTCTATGGCAGGTATGAAAGCTAGTGGCACACGTGGTGGTCACGCTGTTGACTCTGACAGCACCTACGGTCTGCCTGCTAACCAGGGATGGGCTATTAGCTTCTATCCCAACTCAATTATCTACAAGAGCCCATACATCCAGAACTGCACAACGTTCATGGACAGTGGGATCTTTAACCACACCCAAGCTGAATACAACGCTAACAACAGCCTTGGCGGTTTCTTTGATCCTAACAACGTAAACCAAGGTGGTTTTGGTGGTGACCGTACATCAGCTCCTACTGGTGGTGGTCTTTATATTGACGGTAACCAGGTGTCTAGCAGCTCTCCGCTGCGGTCCATGGTTGTTGACTCATTTACTCAGATCAACCTGGATGGTCCGGGTGCTTTGGTGTGTAACAACGCCTATGCACAGTTCGTGTCCTTCTTTGGCACCTTCTGTCACTACCACTGCAAGTCACTGAATGGTGGTCGTGTCAACCTCAGCAACTGTACGACTGACTACGGTCGGTATGGCTTGATTGCTGACGGTAAGTCCACTTCTGCTCTTTACTCGACTGTCACTTCTCAGGCAGCAAATGCTGGTGCTCTCTATGTAGACATCACTAAGGCAACTGCACCTTCGAGCTGGTTTGGGTCTGGAGCTTTTGCTACCCGTCCTACCGACGACATGTTGATGCAGATCGGCAGTGACCTGTATGCACTGACTGGATCTGACATCCTTAACAGCAGCGGTGTTGTAGATAACTCTGAAACTAACCCGACTGGATACCGTGTCCATGTCATCCGTACTGGCTCTGCTAACCGTTCGACCAACCTTGGTTTGATTAGCAACGTCGCAAGCGGTGCAAGCGTCTCGTTCTTCTTCCGTTCTTACATCAGCTCTGGTGGTCATACCTTTGAGTATGTAGGTGCCGGTACTGATTACGACGCAGCTCCTGAAAACGGTGGTCAACCTGTAGAAACAAACCGTACTGTTGAGCGTAATAACGGTGCCGTGTGGCAGTCTAGCACTGACCACAACGGTAAGTTCACCGTGGGTAACTTCATGGTGGTTGACCAGAAATCTGGTCTTTGTGAGATCAATAACATCAACGGTCTTGCGTTCCCAACGTCTGACGGATCTGCCAACAACGTCCTGTCTACTAACGGATCAGGCACGCTTACGTGGCAGTCGATTAGCGCCCTGGGTGGTTCAGGTATCAACAACCTGAATGAAGACACCTCTCCACAACTGGGTGGTGATCTTGACGTTGTCACTTATGACATCGTTTCTACTGGCAACCGAGACATCGATCTTGATCCCGGTGGTTCTGGTGTAGTTGTTGTCAAAGGCAACAGCACTCGTGGTTCAGGTGCTATCAAGCTGAACTGTGAAGTCAACACTCACGGCGTACAGATCAAGAGTCCGCCGCACTCGGCTAACGCTACCTACACCCTGACACTGCCTACGGCTCTGCCTTCTACGACTGGTCAAGCTTTGACTAGCGACACGAACGGCAACCTCGGTTTTTCTGTTGTTCAGTCTGATGCACTGCTGACACCTCAGACAATTACTGCATCTAAAACTTACGACGCTAACTCCAACATCGGACTGATGGGTCCTGCTGTTGCTGTGGCATCTAGCGCAACACTTACTGTTCCTTCTACTTCTGTTCTCACAATTATCAACTAATCATGGCACACGGAAAAATCCGCGTAAATACGCTTACTTATGACACTGGCAGTGGTGATGTAGATGTTGCTGTTAGTGCTATTCCTGACGCAACTGCACTAAATGCTAAGGCTAATAAAGCTAATGCAGCTTTGACTGGCACTCCTACAGCTCCTACTGCAGCAGTCAGTACCAATACCACACAGCTAGCAACAACTGCTTTTGTCATTGCAGAAATTGCTGATGAGGTCGGCACCACTGTGCAGGCATTTGACGCTGACACTGCAAAGACTGATGTCACTCAAACTTTTACCAAGGCACAACGTGGTGACATCGTCGATGTGACTGGCACTACGCCTAGCTTTGACCTCAACGCAGGCAACAACTTTAAGTTCACCACCTCTGGTAACTGGACTTCCTTTACCCTTGCCAACCTTGCAACGGCTGCTGAGGGTCAAACAGGTTCTATCTTTATTGTCTATGGCGGAGCACACTCCGGTAGCTTTCCCACAACAATGAAGTTTGTTGGTGGTGCAGCAGGTATTACCCTTACAAGCACAAGTACTGCTATCGATCGTATTGACTACATCGTTCTAAATAGCACCACTGTTACGTGTAACTTCACTGCAAACTACGTCCAGTAATTATATGCCAGTATTTAATAACGCTCTAGCAGGTGCCGCCGGTTCTGGCGGCGCTGATGGTTATAAGATTGAACGCAGTTTAAAGTTTAACCTTGCTGATTCTCCCTACCTTCACAGGCAAAATAGCAGCTCAACATCCTCAAGTGCAAGAAAATTTACCCTAAGTTTTTGGGCTAAAAGAGTTGATAGTGCATCTAATCGACATGTATTTTTTGCTGGTTCATCTCTAAATAGTTGGAATACTTGGACTACTCTATTTTTTATGGGTAGTGGACAGCTGCAGTTTGAACCAAGTATTCTCGCAGGTCGGGTAACTACAGTAGCAAAATACCAAGATTACAGCGCATGGAGCCATTTCGTGCTTAGTGTGGATTCGGAATTGGGCACTGCTGCTGACAGAATTAAAATTTTCCACAACGGTGTAAGGCAAGATGTAACTTACCAATACGCAGCAAACCAAAACCAAACTTTTGCGTATGGAGCTGCTTCATACTATCAACAGATAGGTTTCAATTCAAACTCTTACGGGATGAATGGTTACCTAGCTGACATGCACTTTGTGGACGACCAAGCACTTGACCCGACCAGTTTTGGTGAATACAACAATGATACTGGTGCTTGGGATCCCAAAGAATATAGCGGTTCACATGGAACTAACGGTTGGTATCTCAATTTTTCCGACAACAGCAGTGTTACTGCACTAGGAAACGACTCTGCTGGTAGTAATAATTTCACTCCTAATAGCCTAAGTGTTGGATTTACTCCAGGAAAACTGTATAAATCTTCTACACTTTATACAACTAAAAGTGATATTACTTCTAATGGTACTCTTATTAGCAATGGTGAGTCTGTTACTAATGAGTATCTATATTTACTGCCAAGCCATGATGAACCTAACGGAGCAAGTGTGTTTGATGCTAACGGTTTTGAATCAAGCACTGGTACAATAGATTTTTACCATCATAACGGTCTCAACTGGCTTCATGTAAACGGTTCGTATAACGATCATGAAGCAGTAGATTTTAATTGGGGTGCAAGTCATTCAAATTATTATACCCTGCAAGCAGATCGTGACTTTTATGTAATTGGTTCCAACCTTGGTGGTTCCGTTCCTGTTGCATTTACAGGTTATGTACCTGCCGTTAGCTCAGGTGGCGTTGGTATTGACAGTGTTATTGACTCTCCCACCAATTACGAAGCGGATAGTGGCAACAACGGCGGCAATTATGCGGCGTTGAACCCATTGGTTTACGGCAGCAATGTCACGTATTCTCAAGGCAACCTTACGCAGTATTGTACCACTTCGTCATGGAACAACACCACAAGAGCAACAGCTACTATTGGCGTTTCGTCTGGAAAATGGTATTGGGAGCAAAAACACAGCACGCACCAATATGCATATACAGGTATTGTTAGTGCTGATGATCTTAGTACTAGTTTTCCAGGTGCTAGTGAATCAGGTTGCGGTTATCAAACAAGTAACGGTGCAGGTTATCCAGGAAGCGGAGGCAACATTCAAACCTCTGGCGGCTATCCTCACGGAGCTATTGAAGCTGATGACATCATCATGTTTGCTTTGGACCTAGACAATCAAAAGATGTGGATTGGCAGAAATGGGATATGGCTTAATGCTTACGACAATGGTCAACAAGGTAATCCAGCAACAGGAGCAAATTCACACTTTACGAATATCGTTTCAGGCCGAACTTATTTACCGTCTGCTAGTACATATGCCACTGTAACTATTGATTGGAATTATGGGTCTAGAGCCTTTGCTTATGAACCACCAACAGGCTTTAAGGCAATTTGCACGCAAAACATTACTGACCCGCTAGTTGTTGATAGTTCAACGGTGTTTGATGCAAAGACCTATGACGGCAATGGTGGTACGAAAGTAATTAACAGCTACAATTTTTCTCCTGACCTTGCGTGGTTCAAACGACGCGATACTAGTGGACAGCATGTGCTTGTTGATACCCTTCGTACTAGAACTAAAGGGTCCTATCTCAATTCACAAACCAATCAAGCCGGACCAGCAGAATTTACAAGCGATGCAAATAAAGATGTTGCTTCGTTTGATTCCAATGGATTTACATTAGGACCAAACAATCAAACAGGTGTTAATGAAAACAATGCTGAACTCGTGGCATGGGCTTGGGATGCTGGTGATGCAGCTAACGCAACTTCAGTTAGTGCTGGCAGCCTAAATAGCAGCTCTTACAGCTACGGTACTTATTCAGGTAAGTGGAATGCAACTAACTCGCCTTCATCTACAGGCAGTGTAGCTGATGGTGAAAGGGCTTTTAACGGTAATTTAGGTAACTATGCCTCAATGCAAAACAGCAACAGTTTTAGCAAATGGCAACCCAACAGTCCTGTTCAAGTTAATTCATCTTTGCGTGTTCTTGCTTCAGGTATTAACAGTGGTAATAACCAAGTAGCTGTAAACGGTACTTACTTTTACGTTACTAACAAGCCAGTGTGGTACACAATTTCAGCATCTTATCTAACTGAAATTAGGCTTCAAGATACTGGATCTACTCACGGTCGTCTTTGGGCTGTGGAAGTTGACGGTAAACTTCTTATTGATAATAATATCACACCTCCCAACGTTCCATCGATTGCTACAAGTTATCGCGCAAATTCGGCTGCTGGATTTAGCATTGTTTCCTATCAAGGAGATGGAAATACAGCATCAGTTGCCACAGGTTTGAGTGGCGATCCTGGGATGATATTTATTAAAGACAGAGATGCCACTACTGACTGGCCTGTCTATCATGCGGGGTTTGACGATCCAGCAAATAATGTAAATATCTTGAATAATACTAGCCAAGTTCAATCGCTTAGTGGTTACTGGACTGGTACTAGATCAAACATTATTGGTTTATCTTCCGGAACGTATGCTCACAACACAAGTGGAAGAAATTACATCGCTTACTGTTGGTCAACTGTAGAAGGTTATTCTAAGTTTTCTGAATATAGGGGCGACGGGCAAAATAATAACGGTCCGTTTGTTTATACAGGCTTCCGTCCTCGGTGGATTCTTATTAGATCTACAGCCGGTGGTCAAGATTGGCTCCTTTTTGACACTACCCGTGATCCTGATAATGACAGCAGCATTTTAAAGATAACGCCAAACGAAACTAACGGCGAAGTTCCCCATAGTAACTGGATAGAAATCCTTTCAAATGGTTTTAAATTAAAAACTAATGCTGCTTCCATTAACGAAAACGGTACTAAGTACATTTACTCTGCATTTGCTGAGAACCCTCTAAAATACGCACGCGCACGTTGATTAAAACTATGTTTAAACTTGATGGTAAGACCTTGCAACTTGGCAAGGCATTTACACACGACGGAATGCAGTATCCGTCTAATTGGCTGCGCTTGACCTCTTTGGAGGAGAAGCAAGCTATTGGTATTGTTGAAGTCGCAGACTCCGTAACGGCAGTCTATGACCAGCGTTTTTACTGGAATGTTAATAAGCCTAAACAACTTAATGACGTTACCGATGAAGACGGTAACACCACTACTGGTCTTAAAACTTTTTGGAAAGAAAGGCAAGATGAGATTGCCCAATCTTTGCTTGCACCGTCTGATTGGCGTGTAACTAAAGCTGCTGAGCTTGGTACTACGGTTGCTTCTAAGTGGCTTATTTATCGTGGTGCTGTTCGCTCTGCTTGTAACACTCGTCAAGCTGAAATTACTGCAGTCACTACCGTAGAAGCTCTTCGTGAGCTTTTCTTTGGCGAAGCACAAGTACAAAAAACTGATTCTGATGGTAATGGTGTTGTCGATAGTGACGGCAAACCCGTAATGATTGCAAACCCAGGTCTTGCTACAGCTTGGCCTGAACTACCTTCTTAAAAATAATGATCACCCTTATCCGTCCAATTCTTTTTTCGTTTATCAACTCTGAAAAGGTCAAGCGTCTTATCGTAGACCTGCTGACCAAACTAGCTGAACAGACCGACAACACTGTGGATGATGAAGCAGTGAAGTTCATCGAACGCGGACTGTTCGGTGCCGTCGTGGAGTGATCCTCCAGCATTTCCCTCTCTAACGCTTCCAGAAGCGCCTACAATGCCTGTGCCGGTCCTAGAAGTACCAAGGGCTAAGATACCTTCTTACAAGCCCCTTGTAGTCCCTCCTAGCGACCTGCGCCCTCCACCGGGGGTAAGAGGGGAAAACGAGGATAAGTCACCAGACAAGTCAACCCCTAAAGCGAAAGAAGTACAAATGGTTGACGTTCCATTTACGGACATAACAGTCCCGATGCCGTCAACTGAAATCATGACTGCTGCAGGAACAACTGCTGTTATTTCTGTTGCAGCTACCCTTACTGCTACCTCTGTATTTAAGTGGCTAGTTATGGTAATGAAGCCTGTACTTAAACAAGCATGGAGCAAATTAACGAAGAAGAAAAACAAAGTAAACCCTTCTTAAAAAAAGTAAAAGAACACGCGGAAAAGGATATAGAAATCCTTGGAACTTTTGTTCGACTAGGTGTCGTTGTATGGAGTGGTTTTATTATCACTCTGAATTACGTTGACATCCCTATGATCAAAAAGGGTCAAAGTGGGGGCGACATAACCTTTGTTGCCTCTGTATTTACAGGCGCGTTAGCTACTTTTGGACTAAATACTTCCAATAATAAAAACGGAAACGGCAAACCTGTCAACTGTCCTATGCAAAAGAAAAAAGAGGAATGCTAAAACTACTTTTCCTAATTCTTATTGCAGCTCCGGCTGCAGCTCAGCAAGTGACCCCTAACTTTACTCAGGGGTCTATGCAATCAACCACTACTACCACCATTGACATCGAACGAACTATCGAAACCGAGATCATGGGTGGTGATTACAAATCATGGTCCGGAACGAACGTCACCCCAAGCGGGGATATTTTGAGCGACTCCACAACCTATTCCGTAACCAACGCGGGCGAACAGTTTCAACTGGAGACTGTCGTTCGGGATGCGGGAGTTGTGGAATCCATCAGCATCGACGAGGTTATCGAATCAACCTCTACCACTACCTCGCTATCGGTCTTCTCTCAGTAACGCCTGCATTTGCAGCACCTGAAGACCCAACAGTCCAGAACAGCTCTAACCCCGTAGCAGCAGCAACGGGCAACGTGACGAACCAGGCGGTGCAATTCCAAAACAATGGTGCACCGTCTCGTCAATACTTTGCCAACAACGTTAGTTGTAACGGGGCTACGATGCAGCTCAGCCCGTTTTACATGGGTAACGACACTATCCCTAACGAATCATCGGGATATGTCCGCAACAATAACTTTGGTATGCAGCTCAACTTCAGTGTGCCGCTAGACGGCGGCATGATTGAGCTGTGTAAAAGTATTGCTAAGAAACACGAACAGAAACTACGTCTTGACTACGAACTTGTTCGTGCTCTTAAGTGTACAGAAATCATGAAAGCTGGGTTTATGTTTAGACCTGGCAGTCGTGTCGAAGTCCTTTGTCATGACGTAATACCTATTGTAGCTAATGACAAAGAAAAAAGCGACGGAGGATCAGTTCAATGAACTGCATAACCTCGTAACTAAAGAGTTTCTTTCCCGTATTAAGTCCGGTGAAGCAACTACACAAGACCTCAAAGCTGCATGTGACTGGCTAAAAACTAACGACATTAGCGGTGTTGCCTACGATGGCAACCCGCTGTCTAAGTTGGCTAGTGTCATGCCTGAGGTTGACCCAGAACTCGTTCAATCTAGACTTTATGGCAAGCGGTAAAACTTCTGCGTATTACAAATCTAATCCTCGTGCTCGCCTAAAGAGACTTAAGCAACAGGCGGCGTACAACAAAACACCACATGGTAAGGCTTTGCGTGTTAACGCAAACAGACTCCGCGCTCAGTTGAAGATCGGAAAGGGTTCGCCTATGGATGCTGCACACTACAAAGGCAGTACCACAAGAGGACGTCCCCAACATCGATCTAAAAACCGAGCAAGCCGGACTGCATGACCCCTTTACTTCCTACCCCTGACCACTATCTTTATAACCTAATAACCATGACGTCACCTGAAGCTAAACGCCTCTGGAGGCGTGCCATTAAGGAACACTTTGGCTGTACATGCGTTTATTGTGGAGAAACTTATGAATTACACGAACTTACACTTGATCACGTTCATCCTCGTTCTCTTGGGGGTGAAGACATTACCTCAAATGTCGTACCAGCGTGTTCCTGTTGTAATCAGGACAAAGGAAGCAACCATTGGCGTTCATGGATGAGAGCGCAATTTGGAAAAAATCTACTTAGAGAATCTTTAATTTTATCACATATTAGTTAATATGCCACGTAAATCCTACTTCGATGATCCTATGCTAGCAGCATGGGAACAAAAAGCATTAGAAAAGGGTTTTAAAACAGGGGAAGAAGCGTATCCTGTATTAGGTCGTCCTGTAGATTCTAATGGAAGACGGTTTAGATGGGAACGTCGAGCTGGTAACGGCAGGCGTTACTTTAAACCAATGGACATTAGACGACAAAATATGCGTGCAGTTGGTGGACAACGTGCTGCCAACGAAAAACTTGCCACACCTCCTGGTGTAAGTTTAAGGCAAGCTGACGCTAAAATGGACGAATTAGCTGCAAAAGGTCTAGTTGGACACCATAATCCCCCTGTTTCTAATGTTGCTAAAGGCATCAAAGAAGTAGGTGGTGACGTAGACCCAGCAAGACGTCAGCTTTATTTTGACAGATTTGAAAGTGTAGGTGTACCGTTAGGACACAATCCTGATGCCATCCAACCCTACACTAAAACTGCTCACAAAGCTTTTCACAGTAAATTAGAACCAGCTTTATACGGTTCTATTCAACGTGCTGGGCAAGAAGCAGATGCTGTTTTTGCACCATTTATGAAAGGTGGTGCTGTAAGATTTCCTGTTAAAGCAGCTAAATTTGCTTTAGGACCGGCTAGCGCCATATTTACTGCAGGAGAAGCACAAGCTCGTCAACAGGTAGCTAAAGAAGATCCTACACTTATTAACAAAGTCAAAGCTGCTATTAGCACAGGTGAAGCTGCATTAGACGCTGCTGGTTTGGCATCTGCCGCTACCGGCATTGGTGCTGTAGCAACACCTTTTTTTGAAGGTGGCAGCATGGTTCTAGGCTTTACTAACATGGTTATTGAAGGGTCTGAAGATCCTGCTAAAATCAGCACAAAAGACCGTAAAAGGTTTAGACACTAATATCCACCCAACCCTATATGACTGATGTTTTAACAGCTTTGCAGGGTGATTTCAAGCTGTTTCTGCAAGCCTTGTGGCAGCAGCTTGACCTACCTCAACCTACAAAAGCACAATATGCCATCGCAGACTATCTTCAACATGGACCTAAGCGTCTTCAGATACAAGCTTTCCGTGGTGTTGGAAAATCCTGGATCACTGGAGCATTCGTTCTTTGGACGCTTTTCAATAACCCTGAAAAGAAAATAATGATTATCTCCGCTTCTAAGGAGCGTGCAGATAACATGTCTATCTTCCTACAAAAACTAATCATTGAAACACCATGGCTTTCTCATTTACAGCCCAAGTCAGA